GCATCCGAATAATCAGCCTCACTAGGAAATGGTGCATAACCGTTAGTTACCGGATAGCAATTCTTAGCGTCTGTTATAGCCCCTGTAACTCCGGGCTGATCTGGTAACCACTCACCTAATGGAATCTTCATTGTCTAGCCCAAGTATCTGTTACCCCTGATTGCGGAATCCAATAATCATACCGATCATCAACATATCCGTCTTCCCAATAATTGATCTCAACATAAGGGTCAGCCAATTTGCTACTAAACCAACTATTTGCATCAGCATTAACAACCGACCAGATATTGCTTGATGGAGTCTGCTCAGTCCATGTATTCGGCACAGCAACTACATCTGTCCATTCTTCCCCAACAATCTGACCGTTAGCAGTAACCGTTACTAAGGCGTTTATAGCCGCATTACCGCCCCAAATAGCATTGGGATAGCATACGACACTAGCAACGCCTGTAATCGCCCCAGAACCGCTATAAACCACGCCACCGAGTGCTGATACAGTAGCCTCACCAGCAATAGCGCCAGAGGCAGTTCTTACCCGTATTCCTTGAGCCTCAAACGAAGCATTGCCAGTAATACTTCCAGCACCGAATTGAATCCTTATGCCGGTAGCAGTTACAGTTGCTGTAGCGTTAACTGCCCCTGTCGAAGTCCTGACCCTTGTGCCGTTAGCAGAAACACTAGCTACTGCCGTTACCGATGCACTCCCGAATTCAAGAATAGCATCGCCTTCAGCATAGCCGTAGTCCCAATAGTCATAGAGAACGTATTGAAGGCTCATTCAGGTTCTTTAGTTTGCGCCTCGGCTTGCTCTTTAATCTTCACCACTAAAGGCCATGCTCCAGAAGATGTCGGAAGTTGTCCAAGCGTCTGCAATATCCCATTCACTTCTTCTACGCTGAGCTTTAATGTGATCTCCATTACTTTGCCTCCAATGCTGCGACTTTCGCCTGTAGTGTTTCGGGGTAAAAGGTGCGTTGACAGCCATTATGCGCTCCAAGGAAGCGGTGGCGTAACCACCGGCGGGTTAATCTGGTTTTGCAACATTTGCTCAACCGCAGCCTCAGTTGTGTCCTTATCCACCCCGTTAGCCCAAATCCAACCTAGTACATCGTCTTGCGTCAGGTCTTCATAAGGCGTAAACGAACCACCGGCATAAGACACCTGACAAGTGTTGTACACACTTGCTGAATAGTCACCATCCGTCGCAGCGCAAGTCCAGTGGACGTTGAATACAACATCAGCATTGCCTTGAGCAAGCGGATAACAGTCCATTGCGGTAACTGACCAGACTATGTTCATTATTTCGCTCCTTTTAACAAGGCTACTTCCGCTTTAGTTGCGTCTAGCTCTGCTTTGAGTTCTTGGATGCACTTCATCAGTGCGTACTGAAGGTCGGTCTGGTAGATCGACAGGCGCATCTTAGGTTCTTCTTCAGTACCCCAGTTCGACTCCATGACTAACTCTGGCGCGACTTCTTGCACATTTTGGGCTACTACCCCCAGCGTTAAGCCGGGGTCATCTTCCATGTTCTGATCGATGTAGTTAAACGTCTGAACAGGGATGGCGCAAATCTTCGATAGGTACTCGCCAGCCGGTGCAAAGTTGGTTTTCTCGCGGCGGTCAGACAGGTTGACGTTGTTGCCGCTGTAATTGGCTAGGCCGCCGTTAGAACGTAATTCTGCTCTAAGAGTCAGGTTTCCAACGAATTGAAGAAACTCATTATCTGTACCATTTGGATCAGCGTTTACATATCGAGTATACAAACCATAAGGGCTTGCGTTTGTATTACTGTTTACGGTTATCCAATCGGCAACGGTATTTCTAAATTCGTGATAATTACTAGCAGAACCTATATACGTTCCGTTATCACTAAACTTACTGTACCCGCCAGCGGTGATACGGGCGCGTTCGGTGTTGTTGGTGCCAAAAACTAGAGGAGTATTGGCACTATTCCACAGTTCCATTGCGGTGCTGTAACTAAACAAATAGCCAGAAGAAGTCCCATTGACTTGAAGCGCAACAATTGCGCCGTTCGCCCCGCCGACGGTAATGTTTCCACGATTAGCAGCAGAATAGCTTGCAACGGTGGCTCCCACCAACAAATTCCCACTCGCATCCAGCGTCATCGCCTGAGTGAAGGTGATGGCGTTACCTGCTGTGCCGGAATTGCCGGTATACCAATAATGAACGCCGTCAAAAAGTTCATAACGCGCAGACCTAAACGAAGATGTTCCGGCAAATCTCCACACGCCGTCATTGTATGCGTTGAGTGTTATCACGCCGGCATCTACGCCGCCAGCAAAGGTTAATCCTCTAGTGTTAGCACTTAAAACTTTATAATTTGAACCCCACGCACTCGGCGTAACACCCAAGCCAAGGTTCCCACTCGCATCAATCCTCATGCTCTCAACACCGCCTTCTGTGAAAGCAATCGTGTCAGCAGCAGGGAAGAAAATACCCGTGTTGGTATCGCCTGATGTGGTAATAGCAGGGGCAGCAGCAGTACCCGCCTGAACAGTCGTTACGCCAGTAGCAGATAACGTTGTAAATGCACCAGTAGACGCACTCGATCCACCAATAGCAGTACCGTCAACAGTACCGCCGTTAATGTCTGCGCTAGTGATCGTTAGACTAGCAACCGTATTGCCAGATTGAATCTTGTCATTGTTTAGATTCGTAAAGTTAGCATCTACCTCTGTGTGAGTTAGCGCACTACCTTTACCAGCCCGTGTGACGATAGTGGACATTACTCACCTCTTAGGCCAAAGTTACCGACAATGATCCAACCGCAATCTTGAAAATATCACCCGTTTCAATCGTCTTAGATGTATCCAAAGCCGTGTGATACATCAAGTTACCGCTAGTCGCAGCATCTAAAATACCAATCCATCCCACCGTACCCCAGTTACCCGTAGCCTGTGGGAACTCAACCGCTGCATTATTCAAAGATGCACCGTTACTAGGCGCACCAAACGTTACAGCAGTACGAGCATACGAGCCACCAGATACCTCAGTACCAGTATTCGCATCCGTCGGATCAGACGTATAAAGACCCACATAAACAATCGTAGGGCTGGTGTAAGCTGTATTTCTCAAAGTCGCGTTAATCAGCGCATTTTCGAGATAGTTCGACATTTCTGCCATGATTTACCTCACGTTATAAGACATAGACATAGGCTGACCGCTGTATTCACTCGACTGGTCAGAGTTCGTAATCGCCGTTACAGCACGATCATATAAGGTTGCCCATGTCTGAATACGGGCATCATTCATTAAGTACGGCTCTGCTTCAGCCAAAGACGCGTACAGCAAAGCATCAGGATAATTCGCTAGGAAGATGTTGCTAGAATTGCTATCTGACAACAGAGTAGGCTTGCCGTAGTACAGCATCTGAAGCACATAAGTACCGTCAGGAGATGGGGCTAGCTGTATCTCAGAGCCTAGAATCGTGTAGTCAATAGGCTTACCACCCTCTGTAACCCTAGACTCAGCGTAGAAGCTATTAGGAGCCTTGTAGCGCAATGTAGTCACCGGATTAGTGTTCAGGTGAATATCGCGCATCTCTAAGAAATCTGTAGGTAATCCAACCGTAGAATCACCACCTGTAGTCGATGCCGTTGCGACAATCAACATCTGCCGAGTCCGAATGTCTCGACGTAGCCTTTCCTCAGCTAGTCGGATAAAGTCGGGTATCACCGATGTTAGATCACTACGGGCTAGATAATTCGCTACCGTAGTCTTTAGTTCCGAATAGCTTGCAAATGGCATATTTATTCCTCTAACTGCTCAAAGTCCTTCCAGCCATATTCGTATGTTCCTATGTGCTTTATGTGCATCGATAGCTCATGGTCTACATACGTCTGAAAGCCCTCAGAACCAGCCTTGACGCAGAAATATACATCCTCACCACAGACACCGTTAGAACCCCATCCAGCATCGAACCAAGGTCTACCAGTCTTCTCAAATACTTCCCTACGGATCATTACAGCACCAAACCCGACCGCTGTAACTTCCTCGATCCCCTCTTTACCGCGAGAATCTACATTCGACCACTTACGAACCTCAGTATCACCATCCATGTACCTAGTCAAAATCTTTGCCGTAGGTGTGACAGGCTTCCTTCTGGTCGTAGCATTAACCCCAACGATAGGCACTTCGCGGCTTAACATGATGTCAATGATGTCTGGTGGAAACCGCATATCGCTATCGATAAACAGCAATGCCTCACACCCTTCACTCAAAGCAACCTGCGCTAGCTTTTCCCGTTGGTCAAAAATCAGCGTTCCCGGCATTGTGTAAAGGCTTAACCCACCTTTACCGTCCTTGCAACGAACTGACGCATCGTGTGCTGTCATCCTCGCAAAGTCGAAAGCAAAACCAGTATGAACCTCATCCCTACACGGTACGCAAACTCCTACTCTCATACAGTTCCTCGATACGTTTTCCAGACAGCATTATCAGGATCGTTCAGCCATTTAGCAAACCCGATCTCATCCACCACGTTAAAGCCCTTCATAACCCCCTGCTGATTCAGTACGTCAATCACCGTAAAGGGTATTCTGGCAACGTGATGAAGCTCGTTTAAGTGGCCTCTGCGTTCTTTATCGAATTCAAGTTGAGCCTTGTTAGCCTCAATGATCTCGGTAACATCCTGCTTAGTCTCGA